CATACTCACATAACTCTAAATCAGTAATTAATGCAGATGGAATCTTTGTGATGTTTGTATATTGTTTCATAAAATCTACTGAATCTTTATCCCAAACACTTGCAAACCACTCTATACCCTTTTCTTTACAATACTTATCTATCTCATCATACTCATCTTTTTCAAACTCAACTCTGTATTTATAATCAAGGTATGTCATTTTACCCCAAGGCGTATCTTTCATAACACCCTTTTGTTTTTCTGGTACACAAAGTGCAGGATTTCTCTTTTGAAACTTTACATAATCACATCCTGCCATGTGTGCAACATCAATTAGTTTTTTACAAAGATTTATATCACCATTATGATTGATACCAATCTCTGCGATTACTTTTACACTCATATTTCCTCTATCCTCTTTGTTTTATCACAAATGAGTAAATCATAGTGTGGTTTCTCACCAACACTTAACTCATGATACTTACAACCCCAACTATCTAACTGGTCTTTTGTTACATCATACCAATTTATTTTACTGACTGTTCCTCTTGCAGTGTAATAAATGATTTCATTACCCTCTTCATATAACTTATTAATCTTTGCAATATTATCGTGCCATGGTTCTGCTTTACCATAATCACCAACTACTTGTGAACAAATAGTATTATCTATATCAACATAAATCTTCATAATTCTTAGGTCCCTCTGATACTCTCATGTTAAATAAAACTTCTTGTAGGTTACCACTTGGATAACCCTTAACTGCATTTCTAAATTGTTTTCTCAAATTGGTATTTCGTTTACCCCATCTCCAACCATGTTTACCCCAAAATCTCATCTGTTCTTGACAATAATCACCTGAGTCTGGTTGATTTCTATCTATAGTTTCTACCTTTACATCTTTCTTAAAATAGTGGTCATGACAAACCATCAAATCTGTGAATGATATATTGTAGAATCCCTTTTTCAAAAACTGATGTGCAACATCATCAGGCCATAATTCAAATAAGAACTTGGAATCAATCGTGATGTGTTCTCTAAATAGTTTTCTGTTAAACCCAACACAAGTCCAATATGGTGATTCAACAAAAAAGTGTTCTTTCTTGTACCACTCATCTGGTAATTTACTATACCAACCACCTTGTGGATTCTCTAAGATACCAGTCAACAAGTTACCTCTTGCAGTTCTTGTTTTAGTTTTTCTTCTCTCAAGAATATCATCACTACCTATAGTTTTCTGTGCAACTCCATAATCCATAATAGAATTAGGACTAAACATAGAAACTTTATCTGTATCTATTTTTTCTAAACTCTTATCTAACCTATCCCAAAAATCAGATTCCATAGGTACAACATCATGTTCAAAATAAACAATCCAATCTGAATCAATATTATTTTGTGTTAAATAATCATCAACTGCTTTCACACCAAATTGATTACCAACATAACTTTCATTTGGATTTACAAAATGTATACCTAACTCATCACAAGTTTCTATACCTATTTTTTTATTCTTCTCTGTTGAATTTATATCTACATTCAACACCATCACATCTCCATGATTTGCTTTAGAATATTTATACTGACAACCTTTGAACATAGGATAATAGTTCATGGTATTAAACATTACAACGAAGTTTCTATTATATCCCATATAATCTTACTTCCTCTAACTGCAGCAATACCATCCCAATTTTTAATTGTAGATTTTTTACCATAATCAATATTATCTACCTCTTGTAGAATATTTTCGTAGTTTGTTCCTATTAATCTGTTAGTTCCTTGTGTTATTGTGATAGGTCTCTCTGTATTATCTCTTGCAGTTAGACAAGGAACATTAAAGAATGAAGATTCCTCTTGGATACCACCACTATCAGTAACAATAAACTTTGCATTCTTTTGTAAACACATAAAATCAATATATCCTTGTGGTTCTATTAGTATATCCATTTGTCTTATTTCTTCTAAAAGACCAAACTGATGTAACTTATTTCTTGTTCTTGGATGTATTGGAAACACAACCTTTGTTTTCTTATTCAACTCTACAATTGTATCCATCAATCTTTTCAACCTATCTTTGGTATCTACATTGTATGGTCTGTGCAATGTTATCAAACAATACTCATCTAACCCTAAATCATCTAATATTGTTGATTCATCAAACTTGTGTTGTAACTGAACCAACGAATCAATCATAGTATTGCCTGTAAAATAAATGTTCTCTCTACCTATTCTTTTCAGTTCTTCATAAACATCTTCACAAGTTACAAATAAATGGTCTGCTAAATCATCTGTAACTAATCTGTTCAACTCTTCTGGCATTGTTCTATCATTACTTCTCAAACCAGCTTCTACATGAACAATCTCTATCTTATCTACATCGTAATCCAAGTGTAACTTTGATGCTACAAGTGTTGCAGCAATACAACTATTCACATCACCATAAACAATAACCATGTTTGGTTTTTCTTTTACAAACACCTCTTCTATATCCACCATCATCTTTGCAGTTTGTTTTGTATGTGAACCACCACCTGTACTCAACATGAAATTTGGTTTTGGTATTTCTAAATCCTCAAAGAATACATCTGACATATTCTTATCATAATGTTGACCAGTATGTAAAACTAAATTAATTACATCGTATGTATTTAATTGTTTTATTAATGGTGCTGCTTTTATGAAGTTTGGTCTTGCACCTATAATATGAATTATCTTTTTCATCTCTGTGCCTGATAAATAGATTCTTTAAATCTCTTTGCAACTTCTAAGTTTCCCTCGTGTGTAAAATGACACCCATCAACTAAATACTCTGTAGGTAAATCATCTAAATCGCAAGTATCAAAATTCATCTCTTTACTTAATTTAAATAAAACTCTATTGTACTTATCAATATATTTTGGGGATAAATACAATGGTGTAAATCCTAATGGTGGTAATGTTCCAACTATAACATACATACCATGAACCCTTGCAATATTTACAATCTGTCTAATATTATCTTCATAGATATGTGGTGGTGTTTTTATTTGTGTATCATTAGTACCAATCAATAATAATAATATTTTAGAATTACTTCTTGAACTAATATTACCCCACGCTCTTTTTTGTAAATCAGAACTTGTTTCTCCATTGATTCCAAAATTATGGCAGTAATAAAATTCACCAGTCTCATCCGTTAACATTTTACCTAACTCTGCAGGGAAGCATCTTTTATACGGGTCTCTTGCACCGAATGTTAATGAATCACCTAAACAAACTATCTCATTCCAAATCATTTCAACTCCAATAACGCGTTATAATTAGGATGTAACTCTTCATAAGTTCCATCGTAAATCTTAAATCCATATTCCTCAAAAGATTCTTTTGGTAAACAATAGTGGTTTGGATTAGTAGGTTCTACTTTAATATCTAAAATTAATACTGCCCTTTTAGTTACTCTAATAAACTCTTCAATTGATTTCCTACAATACTCTTCATTCGGTAAATATTGAAATGTACCAGAACAATACAATACATCAAATTGTTTATCCTTGTATGGTAGGTTTGCAGATTCTGATGTTTGTACATCGTGTGATGGAAATAACTCTTTGTGTTTACTAATCAATGGTTCAGAATAATCTACACCCTTGAAATCAAATTCTTTAAACTCTCTTGAGATATATCCTGCACCACAACCAACTTCTAATATTTTATCAGTAGGTTGTAATTTAAGTAAATCTCTTATCACACCAGATTCTCTTTTACTATCCCAATTTATATTTAAGTGTTCTCTACCACATAACCATAGTAAATCTTTACTAAGACTCTTACCTTTACTATCCCAAATCTCTTTCCAAAAACTACCCATAGTATTCTTTCATCCATTTAATGGTTCTTCTTACACCCTCATCTAAATCAATAGAATTACTATGATTCAAATCTCTTATTGCTTTATCCATATTTACTTTCTTATCTTTTGTAGTTAATATTTCACTATCGGCATAAGTTACTAAGTGTTTATTTGCACCTGTATGTTTTAGAATCAACTCTGCCAATTCTTCTATCGTGTGTAATGTGTTACTTGCAATATTATATACTTCACCACTAATAAAATTATCACTAATGTTTGCAAGTGTATTTACACAATCATAAACATATGTACTTGTTCTTGTGTGTCCTTTATGAACCACGATTGGTAATCCATGTAGTAACTTATATGTGAATGTACAATTAACACTTCTAAATGGATGATACCACTCCCCATCTCCATAGGTATTGAATATTCTAACAACAACACTTTGTGTATCAAATTGTGTTTGTGAGTTTCTGATTTGCATCTCGTTTACTCTTTTGGACATTGCATAATCATTCATTTGATGTATCGCAACATTCTCCACTACATCCTCATACATAACATCTTGGTAATCACCATACACCTCAGAAGTAGAAGTGTGAACCAACTTGAATCCAAGTTCTTCTTGTAACCTTATGATATTCTTTGTACCTACTGCATTTGTTTTCCAAACCTTTTCATAGAAGTGTTCTCCATTCCACCTACCAAACTCTGCAGCACAATTGTAAACTAAATCTGGTTTCACATATCGTATGACAGTTTCTATTTGTCTGTAATCACCAATATCACATCTGAAATAATTATCATCTTCTACCTTACCTAATCCATGTCCATACTTTCTTGGTTGGTGCATTAAATCTACACCAAATACTTTATGTCCTCTTTGTATTAGAACCTCTTCCAATTTAGAACCAACTACTCCTAATACACCTGTAACTAATATTTTCATTCTGTTTCAACTCCACTTAAGTTTTTTATCATTTCATAATAATGTAAGATTAAATGTTTTGTGTCATACATTTCACGATACCTATCCACTACATCTACATTCCTATCTAAAACACTTTCTATAACTTCATTTAAATTAGACCAATCATAGAAAACACTATGGTATGTTTCACCATCAATATAAATGTTTGGTTTTGTATTGACAATATCCATACCTGGTTTAATCAAAATACTTTTCAATGCCATCACTTCAAAATCTCTAAAACAAATCTCTCCCATTCCAAATGGTGAGATTGCAACCCTTGATTCACGCAGTTTTTCAATATACTCTTGGTAAGGTAATTTATCAGTTATAGAATTAAACTTTTTATCAAGAGTATTCCAAACACCTCTTCTATGTTCTGTATATGGAATATCATTTCTAAATGTATGTTCATAGTTCTCTTTATGTTCTGCTTGAAAGATTGCACATACATCAATTGATTTAGAAACTCTTGGAATATCTTTCTTGAATAAATGTCCTTGTAGATGTCCAAGATTCCATCCACTCAATTTCATTTTACTTCTATCTTCTTCTGTTAAATTATAACTCTGATTATTCTCACCCTCACCCCAAAACCATCTACCAAAGCTACATGGTTTATTATACAAATCGAAGTCTAAGAATTGATTCTTAATGTAGTGAATAGGATTAGTGTTACGCATAACTTCTATACCACCCACTATAGATGTAGAATCGGAACCATCAAATAAAAAGTAATCACCATTCTCTCCAAGTTTTTCTACATTCTCACTACCCCAATCTACACTCTCTTCTAATGTCAATTTCTTATTCATGAAATCGTTCATTCCTATGAATAAATAATCGTAATCATTTGATGTTGTAAAATCTATACCAATCTCTCTAAAGAAATGTTGTACTGCCAACATCACTCTGAAAGTGGGTTCATTTCTATCCTCTTTAGGATTGTGTATTTTTATCTTTACCATAAACTATATCTGAATATAACTGATTTTGTGATTCTTGTTTTTGTATTGTCTTTGGATGATACAAACTTAACTCTTCGTGTGGTGGTAGATGTGCATATGTTTTACAACCTTGTATCTGTTCGTGTACTGGTCTTTTCCATCGAATACTCTCATGGTTTCTGAATATCCTACTTTGGTAATCTGGATAATTAACCCAACCTTGTTCTGTTAATTTCCAACCCCATTGTCTTATATGTTCATCCGTTATACCATCGACAGTGTTTACTCTTGGAATCCAAATCAAATCAACTTGATTTATTTCTAATATTTGTTTTATTTGTTGTAGTAATGTTTTGTTTGGATATTCATCAGCATCAATATGGAAGATATAATCACCACTTGATTTTTCTATAACTGAATTTTTATGTTCTGCAAAGTTACCATCAAGTTTTCTATTATAGTGTATAACCCTACTATCAATTGAGTATAATTTAACCACTTCCTTTACACCCTCGTGATTACCATCAACACATATTACTACTTCATCTTCGTCATCTATACTAACAAGAAGTGTACTTAATAATTTTTCGAGTTCTTCATGTTCATTATGGACCGTAATACCATAACTAATCTTCATCATTACCCTCTAATTGGTTCTGAAACTTTTTATTCATCTCTCTACCAAACTCATCCAATGTATCTTTTGGAATCTTTGAGTATGCAACCTCAAGGTAAACTCTTCGTTTTAAACACATTCTTCTACTGAATGTACGATAGTTATTGTACTTACTAACTAAGTTCTTTAGTTTTTTGTATAATCTTGTAGTATCTGCAGGTGTCATTCTATCTTTTAAATCACCAGCAATTGCACCCTCTTCTATTTCTAATCCACCTATCTTTCCAAATAAATTCTCAAGTTTTGTTGAAGTTATTGGTGGTGTGATTGCAGTATCTAATTGTAACCCAACTACAAAACTCTTAATTCTTTTAGTAGATTTCTTTCTGTATCTTAGATTAGGATTTAGAACTAATATAGTTCTTTTAACTGCTCGTTTAGAACCATCTGCTTTATATAAGAAAGTTACAATCTGACCTGGTTCAACTTGATGCCATGCGGTATTTCTTAGTGCCATTAATCAATATCCTTAATGATTCCCATCTCTTTACAAGCATCTAAAAACTCATATTGTCCATAGGTTTTTGCATTTTCAACATCTAACATATGTTCGTGTCCATCATACTTCTCGTCTTTCTTCTCTAAATCAGTTAAAAGTCTAACCTCTGCAAATTTGTATACCCAATTATTTTGTGTTCCCTCTGGATAAATAACTCCAAACTTACCCATGTTCAATACTGATGGAAACCACATTATCTCTCTATCTTCATCTAATAGTGCGATATCATTCATCAATTGAGTTGCACCCAATTGTGCTTTCTTTAATTCTTGTGAACCCCACTTGTATGCTGAATTACTTGTGAACCCACAATTAAAACACATATAGGAACTAAATGTTTTACCATCTTGTTCTTGTGTATCTTCAAAACACCTCTCACCATTGAAACAATTAGGACAATTTATTTTCTTTTCTGCCATGTTACACCTTTTTTAGTTTTGGTAATTTTAACTTTACTTCTTGTGGTACATCTTTCAATACTTCATCTACTTCACGAACCAACAACTCTTGCATCTTGTTAAGATTAAACTTTTGTGAAGTTAATACTTGTAATTGTTTACTCTTTACTAAATACTTAGTGTAGTTTTTATGTACATCTTTTAGAATTTGTGAGGCAATATTATAATTGACTGTGAACCATTTGTTTTCAGGTGATTTAAAAAATACTTGTTCATTAAAAGCACCATCTGGTACTTGAACACAACCACCTTGAAGTAATACAGCATAATTCTTATCTAAGAAATCAACTTGTCCACTCCAATCTGGTGCAATCACTGGCTTACCACTTTGGGTTGCTTCCAATAACGGTCTACCAAATCCCTCACCATGTGTGAATGTTACATGAGCTTTTACTTTTGGTTGATTATATAATTCATTCATCTGTGCATCTGTAAAATCACCATGTATTAAATAAATAGGTGGTAATACCCCATTTACACTCTTCTTGATATTGTTAATCTTTGTAAGTATCTCTTCTCTATCAAGAATACTAAAATCAGCACCACTCGATTTTAAAATCAAGCCTGGTGGGTTCTTTTGATTCTTAAATGATTCTAAGAATACCTTAACTAACATACCTGTATCTTTTCTATCTTGTCCTAACTTACCACTCAACCAATGTCCTACAAATAGAAAGTTCCAATTACTATCAATACCATCAAATGCTTTTTTTACTTCATCGGAAAAGGTTCTTGTTTCTTTGTATACATTTTGGTCAAATCCCTCGAATAATGCCATTGATGGTTTTGTGAACTTCATCAATTGTTTATTCTTATCTTCGAACTCTGCATTCTGAAAAACTGATTCTGTAAATTTAGATGTAAACAATACCTTATCCATTTTGTTAGCACCATCTAACCATTGTGGTATTGGTATTGTTGTTTCTATTCCAGCAGTAATTCCTATGTTTTTCTTTCCAACTGGTCGAAATTCATTTGGTATTACTATGTGAATATGTAAATCTGGTTGTTTTGGTAACTTTGGATTAGTTAATAATCTCTCTGTAATCTTATCATGTTGTGGATTACCCTCTTCCAATGCAGTACTTGGTGTGTTACCCCATCTACAAGCGTTAATTAATACATCGTATTTATTACTATCAATCAATGCAGTACATATATCTCGTGAGTGATTACCATAACCACTTCTTGTTTTTACTGGTGCTGTTACTAATACTAATGGTTTGTTCATTTATCCCTCACACTTTATAAACATTAATCTTTTGTTTTGGAGTCCACTTATCAAATGCAGTTTCCATATGGTCTACGAATAAACCACACATTGCTCTTGCACTCATATTTGCATCATCACTTGTTACAAATTCGTGTCCTTTAAATCCACATTCTTTTCTGGCTTCTCTTCCCATTTCATGCCACTCTTTTATTCTATCTGCGGCATCTTCCCAATCACATCTATCATCAAAAATATATGGTGTTGGAACTGAACCCATCAATGAACGAGTCTTAGGCCAAACAGGTTTCACCCACTCACCCCAAGTTAAATCTCCATTGTGTTCCCACTCTTTCCAATTATGTAATGATTTGATTTCTTTATAATCATCTGTTGTTAACAACTTATCATTAACTCTGAATCCACACTGGTCTTGCATACCACCCGTAACATTTACTATGATTGGTGTTCCAGCCATTAGTGATTCACAAGTACCTAAACCAAATCCCTCGTTACTTGCAATGTTCATTGTAACATCTGCAATATTATATAGGTAATTCATTTCTTTAGGTTCAAGTTTATTAGTACTGAAGTGTACTCTACACTCTGGCATCAAATCCTCAATCAGATGTGGTAAATCTGTACCATGTTGGTCAATTGGTTGTGTATGCATAACATATGCAACTCTATCTTGTTGTTCTTTTGGTAACTGATTATGGAATGTTTTGAATGCCATCATACAATCCCCAATCATTTTTCTTCTGATGTTTCTATTAACATACAACAAAATAAAATCTGTTGGTTGGTTGCCAATTATTTGTTGTTTGAATTTATTCATTTCCAATAATTGTTTCTCATCCTTGATTGGATAAAAATCGTTTTCGTTAATACCATGTGGTACATAAGTACAATCCCAATCAGTTCGTGGTTTCGTCTTTGCAACATCATTAACAATCGCATGAGTTTGTTTTGAAATATTCATAATCAAATCACAACTCTCATAAAAAAACTCATTGTATTGTGGTGCAGGCCAATCATCCCAAATATTATAATAGAATATCGGAATCTCCTGTCTTAGTTCATGTTCCATGTGATATAACCATCCCCAAAATCTTGGGTCTGTGTAGTGTAGGATTGCATCAGGTTTCTCTATATCCATAATTTGTCTTAACATATCTGGATTACCATATCCACTTACTGGATATACTTTTAGATAACCATCCTCTACACCATAATCTTTTCTTACTGCCTCACACATATCGATTGTCTTACCCTCATCAGGATGTTTTACTGCACCCCCAATTTGTACCCAATCGTATTTATTCATAGTACCCATCACAATCTCTCTTGACATTGTACCGACACCACTTGACATTCTTAAATCATCTGATAACAATAATATTTTTTTCTTCTTCGGTCTTGCTTTAACTGATTTTAATTTTGGTAATTTAACTGTCATAATAACCCTTATTGTTTATATTAAAATTTACTCCCACTTGAATGAAGATTTTCGTGTTCTAATATTTCTTTACAAAATTCTTCATCATGAACAAACTTATCAAGAGTTCTATTCACTAACTTTTGCAGTGAAAACTCCTCATCTATTGTTTTGTTCTTGAACTTCTTATATAACTCGGTTATAACCTTTACCGAAGTCAATTTAACTTCACTCATATTTTATACCTCTTGTTGTATATATGTATATATATATAAATATAACTTTAATCAATAATAATCGATTTTTTATTTATTTTTTCTGCATATTTTAATGCAGATAATGTTCCGTTTGTAACCAACCCATCTGTACAAAATGCAACCACTTTATCACTATATTCTACCAAATCTTTGTTTCTTCGGTGATAATGTCCCACATTATATGGTTTACCAAATCTATATGATTCTTGAACACAATGAATATTATGTACTTCATGATATGCTGGAAACTCTGAATAATTCACATCGAAATCAAGAGCAAATTTCTTTGCATATTTATCTGCTCCCTCTTTCGCTCCACCACTTACTACTTCTAATTTTTCTCCAACTTGGTCTTTTAATTTGAAGATAAACTCTTGTATCTTCCTCTTGTTTGTATAACACCTACTACCTATGATTGCTATCTTCGCCATCATTCCTCTTTTGTTTTTTCTGTGGGTTTTGAGATTCAGTAACGAAATCGTATGTGTTTTTGAATTCGGTTAAACCTTTTTCTATTGATTCAGGTAACCCATATTCCCAACGAAACCTATAGTATTGTGCTGGATTCTCTTTTAATTTTTTGTGTGGCATAAAATCATACCATATAAAATCTCTTTGTAAATCAGTAAACATAGCTTGAATATGAGTTTTAAAATTTTGATGTTTAAACTCACCCCATGTATCTACAAAATTTTTAATTTGTTTTTGTGTCAAATCATTCTTCTCATACCAAAAAAATACTCTATGACAATGAGTATGATTTAATATATCTGACATATTTTTATAATCTCCATACTCTAATACATCTGGTAGGTAGAATCTTATTGTTGGTGTAATCATGCCTGTTTCCTATCACATAAATCTGGTTTACTTTTGAACTCACAATACTTACAATTTTTTGTTGATACATTCTTGAAGTAATCTTTTTCAATCAACATACCATTATCATCAAAACAATCAGTTATAAACTCTTGTAATCTACTTGTAACTTTATTCAAACTTGGTTTTCCACTCGCTGGTGAAAACACTTGTATTCGTTTCTGAGGATACATTGTATTTTCATACAATTTTCTCTTCAATATTAAATATTCAACATCTATTTTATCCTCTGGAATATCTCTCTGTTTCGAAAAGAATTTTTTGTACAATAACAACTGATTAGTTTTATTCTTATCAGCTTTCATATACTTATTCCAACCCATTGTGGATGTTTTGATATCGATAATCCTAACTCTACCAGTCTTTTTATTGTGTATCACCACATCCATAAACCCAACAAACCTCATTTCTCTCGGTAAGTTAAAATCTATATCCAACTCAATACCCAATAGTTCATGGTCTTTTTTAGGAAAGTAACCCCTCTTCCTCTTCAAGAACTCATTAATAATATTAAGACCATCATTGAAGAACTCTTTCATTTCTTCGAGCGATACATCGACAGGTTCACTTGAGTTTTCTTTAGTTCGTTTGTAATTCTCTTCCATTCTGTATTGTAGAATATCACCCAATGGTAATGAATCTGCAATTGCAACAGTCTTTTCATAGTATGCAACTAAGTAAGCCTGAAGAGTTTCGTGTAGTGCAGAACCAAAGATAGTATAAATATTACCTTGAAATGTACCAAGTTTTTCAAGATAATTTAACTTCCACATCTGTGGACACTTGTCCCATTGTGAGAACTGACTATAACTTATTTTGCCCATTTACCACTCGCTACTACTTGTGCCATAACTCCATAGTTTGATATATCTGAATAACTATCTACCAAACCCTCATTCTCTAAAGAACCATCATCACCCCTCATAATAAGAGTTTTGATTCTTTCTACTTTATCATTAATCCTAAACCAAATGCCCATCAAAGATAATCTCTTATCTTCATCATTAATTAATGCAGTACCAACTGCAATATTTTGTGGACCATAATCGTGCTGTTTTCTTAAGAACAATTCATATTGTTCCTTTTGAATCCTTTTAAATTCAGATGTCATCTTAGGATATTTGTTTTCCATATAACTAATAACATCAGCTTTAGATTTAGGTTTATCTTTTATAACCTTTACCATATTTTTCTCCAATTTAATACCCCTTAATATAAGGCTTTTTCTGTATACTTGTCAAGTATTATTTTAAATAATTTTATCGATGATACCATTATCTAAACATTGTTTTGCGTTCAAATAAGTATCATTTCTCTGAGTGAGTTCCCAAAACCTTGCATCTTTATTTGTAACTTCTTCCATCAATTTATTGATTTCTTTTTGTAGTTCTTTCAAATGGTCAACACCTTTCATAACATCACCAACCTTACCAGTCTCTATCGCTGAACCCTCATGAACCATGACTGTAGAGTTTTTACTCATAGTCCTTGTACCAGTACCACTTGCTAACAATACTGATGCTGCACTCATACAAGTTCCAACACAATGTGTGTTAACCTTTACATCTAAACTTCTGATGTAATCAACTAAACCTAACATCGCATAAACATCACCACCATAAGATGCAATCTTTAAATTAATATCAGTACCTGGATTTACTCTCACTAAGTAATCACATTTAACCATCGTTGAATATAGTGAATCTATATCAAATTCGTAGTTCATGTAAGTAGTGTTTGTTTTTGAATTAACACCCCATTCCATCTCTTTCATGTAAAATGCTTCTTCATTTCTATAATTCTTACTCATTTTTTACTCCACTTCGTTTATAGGTTTTTCTTTATGTCATCAATAACTTTATTGATGTTTTGTTTTTTGTAAATCTTATTTATCTCACCTTGATATTGGTGAATAAACTTATTTCTAAAATATAAATATGATTCTCCTGACTCTTTTAATATTTTATCTAAGTCTTGTTCTGAAAAAAACTTTTGTCTCCAACCACTATAGAATTTTTTTTCGTAAAAATACTTTTCAATGTTGTTTCTCATTGTCCAATAATCAAGAGAGTATGCTTCTAATTCAGACTTATTAATATAAGCTTGAGCACTATCATAATACCATTGTGATATACTACCATCGGGTACTCTTGGTTTTTCTAATCTATGTACATGAGTATAATTTGTCATATCATTATATTTGAAAACACAATTATTTACTACGGCCTTTATGATTATAGATTGCTCTTCTTGTGGTTGAATTCCAATTCCACCTAAATCATTATATGTTGATGCTCTAAATGTTTTGGGCCATACTGAAGTTCCATCATCCTCTCTATACAATAAATTATCATCTAAGGTTTTTTTAGTTCCTTTTTTTACTCCCCAATTTATATCAAAATTTTTAAAGTACCACTTTCCTAATAAATCATTCATACTTTCTAATTTATTTAGATAAGGTTCCAATACTGAAATATCAATTATACTATCAGAACTGGTAAACTTATAATTATCACAATTCGTTACCAATATATCTAATCTATCCTCACTCTCTCCTATCGGATTCAATTGATGTGGGTTTTTATATTTTGATGGATTTTTAAAAGATTTTAATACTTCTTCAACATAATGATTTCCAAAAATATTATCTGCTCCAAGAAATGCAACTATTCCATCATTGAAATCCTCATAATTACTCCATCTATGTAATGCAACATCTATCCCAAATTTTGCAGTTAAAGCTGCACTTTGTATTTCATTAGGAAATTTTACATTTATTAAATGTATATTATCATATTTGTATTTGTCTAATTTTTCTTTAACTACCATTTCAGTATTATCTAATTCTTCTTCTACTGAACAATTATTTATAATTAATACTTCAAATTCATGTGGTGAAGTAGTTTGATTTATAAGTGATTCTACACATTCACCTATAAAATTTTCTTCTTTGTATGCCATTATAATTAATTGATATTTTACAAAATCATATCTTTCTTGAGTTCCGAAAGGTGTAGGTAGAGCATTATTAACTGAATTTTTATATTTTTCTTTATACTCTGGTGGAATTTCTTTTAAATAGTCGTACATAATATATCCTTGTAATTATCAACTCTTTTTAGTTCCTTAATATCTAATGTACAATTATCACAAACATCTCCGTTTTTCTTTGGAAACCTACAAGACCAAGTATGTTTCAAGATATCTATGAAATTAGAAGATTGTGCCATGTTGACCATCTCTTCCCTATAAGTTTCTACTAATGGTAATACCCAATTCTTATACAACCATAATTCTTTTATCGAATCACTATGTACCCTTAACTCTTTATTTAAATGCTTTCGTACCAACCTTGTTGATAAACAATAATCTTCTCCATCCTTATCTGCTTCCCAAGCAACAGATATATCTTTATCTAAATTTAAAGAAAATTGTATCATATACAAACTTTGGTCTGGTCTATCAGGTCTTGAATTATACTCATCACAAATAACTTTTGAATCATTTAAGACTTCAGAATCAATTTCAAATTCTTTAACCAAATTCACTTTAGGAAACAACTCTTTAGTGTATGGGAATTTATCGATAATCATTTCTCTTAATTTATTCATTACTTCTACTTCTACTAATCTACTATATCTACCATAACTTTTTCTACCATATGGGTCATTATCAACAGCATTTAATTCATTATCAATCATACAATTATGAAAATTACTTGAATCAAATCTATTATAGTTATGTTGGTAACCATCACATGGGAAATTCAAATAGTATGTTTCAATTGGTTTCTTTTCTATAATTAACCTTTTACAAACTAAGAATGTAGAATCAAATCCACCAGTCCAATAGATATTCTCCACCAATTACTTACTCCATATCTTTTTTAATTGTTTATCATCTACTCCATATTTCATAATGATGGTGGTAACTTGTTCTTTAGTTAAAATATCTAAGTGCTGTTCTACTTCTCGTGTACTACATTCAAAGTAATCTACTAAATGTTCCATTGCCCACTTCTCTACTTTAGATTTCTTTTTTGATTTCACATACCTTAAGAATGTTCTACCCTTTGGTAATACATCGGTGTAAAACTGATACACATTCTTAGGAGCCAACTCCCAATACTTTTGTATTTCATTTACTACAACCAACCACTCTGATTTCATACTAAGAAATCTATGAACCATGTAGTTACTCCAAGTTTTTTTATCACCCTCATCAAGTGATTCCCAATACATTGGATTTTGTACATTAGTAATTTGTTTTATGTGGTCGAATAACGATTTTGTTTTCATAATAACCTTTTAGATATAAATAAGTATAAAACTTATAAGTGAAAATGACAAAAATCTTTATTCTCTTCATAAAAGTTTTTTAGTTCTTGCCAGTTCTCAATATTTTTATAATTCTTTTGTGTATTTAATTTCACACCTGAAAAGAATCCAAATAAATCTTCATAAAATAATATCCTTGAACTCTTGTGATTTTTTAAATACTCAATAACCTTGATTGATGCTTCTTTGATACCTTGTATATCTTTTTTTATATCTTCAACCCCAATCTTTTCAATTTTTAATTTGTTGTATTCATCTTTCTCTTTTTGTGAAAATGTTTCAACTCCAAAATCTATTGGTCTCCACTTATCCGTTCTTTTTGCTAAGTTCAATGAAATTGCCTGTTCAAATACATTTCTTCTTGATAAGAAAAAAACAATATCATGGGAATCTATCAAATCTAAATGTATTTTTTTCTGTGGATAAACACCATACTTGATTCCAAGAGTATTTTTATCTTTGTATATTCTATCTAAAAATTCTGTAATGCCTAAACTACTAACTAATCTATTAAGATTGTCATCAAATCCAAACTCCCATACAAATTTCTTTGATGAAACTTCTTGTAGTGTTTTACAAAACTCTGTTGTTCCACTACGACTACAACCTAATACTAATACTTTATTTAAATGCATTTCCCAACATCCAAGTCAATACTGAATATCTAACACCACTCGTTAATGGTGATACTCTGTGTCCTAAATAAGCTGGAAACAAGATAAGACTTCCTTTTTTTCTACTACCGACTGCTGTATTCTCTCCTGTTTCATCAGTCATACTAAATTCAAAATTTCCACCCTCATAATCATTTTCATCAGACAACTGAACAATAGCAGTAATTTTACGAACTGATGTTTCCTCATTTCCAATGTCTAAATGCCAATCGTATTTACCTGTGTCTTCATATCTCAACATACGAATATTAGATAATTGATTTGATGTGTCAAAGTTAAAGAATAATCTATTCGCCATTTCACAAGCCATAGTTAGATTTTTGTTTAGATTGAATCCATCTGATAATATCACATCAGTATCAAATTTAACCTCTTGAACTTTACGAACACTTTCATTTACTACATCAGCACCATCTCCTGTATAAGTTCCTGCTACCGTCGCTTTAGCTGGTATAGTTATACCAGTATCAAACATTTTGATTAGTTCATCACACCTCTTTTCAGTTAAGAAGTCATCTTTGTGAACTACAAACTTAAAACTTTTCTTTTGTATTAGATTCTCTATCATCTGAAGTGGTCTCCGATGAATAATTCTTGTAAAACATATCTTGTTCCTTTAGTGACTGGTGTTACATTGTGAGATAGAAATGTAGGAAATATAGTTAATGAACCTTTTAATTGGTTCATTGTATACCACTCTTTTGTATGTTTATCTTGGATTCCAAATTGAACTTCACCACCCTCGTATTCACTTGGGTCTGTCAATTGAACGATTGCCACAAGTTTTCTATTGGAACAACTACCTGCATTGAAATCTGTGTGCCAACCATAAAATCCACCCTCGTGATATTTTATGAGTTTTAGTTCATCATCTGCACCTTCAATATCAAACTTAAAAACACCTTGATTTACCATTTTTACAACTTGATATATTTTATCTTGTAACCATTTCCAATCATTATTACATTTATCAGGTCTTAATCTATTGTCTGGTTGGTCAAATAAATACCACTCCTCTGTAACTCTAATTTCTGGTATGATTGCTGCTTCACCACACTCACCACCCACTCCACCTGTTACAACTTCTTCTGTTGTGGTTATTTGTTCTAATAATTCATCACACTTTTCGTGTGTTAAGAACTTTGGTATTTGTATTGAGTATTTAAAATCATCGTTTAGTTTCATTTACAACCTTTTTAGTTTTTATTAAGGTGAATTGTGAGTTACAATATCATGAGCAATAATAGTTCCATAATCTTGTTCTAACAAGTTATATGTTATATATTGTCCCTCAATTCTATTGATTTCTACAATTTCTACCCATCCATCTATATCTCTAACATAATCACCAACTTTTATAATACCACCACCATCTTGTAAAAACATTGGATTGTTCTCAGCAATTGTAGACCAACCTTTATCTCTCAATAAAAATGGATGGTTATCAGTTGCTTTAATTGTTTGTCCACTTTCAACTTTGATTCCATAACAATTATCATGTAGTTTCTTTCTTATCATATTTACTTTACCCTCTTTAAACTCTTCAGTTTCTTCATCGTATTGTAAAATACTTTCACCTAATTCTACCTCATCAATTCTTTTATAAACACCATCTCCCATATTAATCACTTGGTCTTCCATTAAACAGAATTTGTTATGAACTAATACATCATTTGCAAAATAGTTATGGTTTGTTGTTATTTCTAATGAATAAGTTTGGACTGGATTTATATCTTCAACAATATTAGTAATTTCTCTTTCCACTAATTTACCATCACGAAGTTCTAAACACTTATCACCAACTTCTAATTGGTTTGATTCTATATCATATCGTTTTTTAGTCCACTCTGGTTTATATGAACTCCAACCCTTTCCAACAACCCAATAAGGATGGTCAAAGGTATTCTTTGTTTTCTTATCACCAAAACTAATCTCTACAATATCTGCGTGAATTGGCATATCAATCGTGGTAACTTTACCTATCTGAACTTCTTCATCTTTGAAATTATAATTCATAACTTCATCACCAATTTCAACTCTTTCAATAACCTTTGTAGTTCCATCACCCATAGTGATTGGTGTTCCTGCCACGAAACATTTAGGTGGAATATTATGAACCAATATATTTGATTGGAAGTAAGTATCAATATCCTCAACATCTAATGAATACCAAAGTTCATCACCATCATTTGATGTCTTTGATGTAACTTCTACTTCATTACCACTTGGGTCTAAAAGATAATCTCCAGTATTAATAGCATCTGTTGTTATCCATTCCCAAGTATCGTCTTGTTTTACAAAATATCTAACATCACTACTTGCCTGTTGTAAATTATAAGGTGCTTTAATACTACCATTGAGTAAATAATATCCATAATTTTTTGTGTTCATTACTTCAACAACAATAGAACCAGAAGAAAATGAACCACTTAAATCTGTTGTGGTATAAGATAAATAATCTTTTGTTTCATCTGGCATTCCATATGGTTGATAACTTAAAACAACATCCCCAACTTCAACATCTTGAACTTGTTTTGTTGAACCATCATACATTTTAATTAAACTACCACTTGCAGATGTTTTTGCTCTTCGTGATATATAATCCCAACTATCTGTTTTTGTAGGTTTTAGTTTAATATCTTTACCAGCATCTCTATCACCAAACACAATAATCTTTTCTGGTGTCAACATAAAATCTATTTTACCTACACCCAAGAATGATTGTCCATCTTTATAACTTCCACTATGAACAATATATTCTTCTATCAAAGAACCACTATCAACTGCGTTTTGATAACTTGAACTTGTTGAATTGTATGTGTAAAAACCAATTTTATTAGTTTGAATACTCGAATCTTGAGTTGCAGTTTTAACTACATAATCTGGATAATTGTTATTTGGTGTATAATTATCCTTATCAAATGATGGTATCAAAGAAGAACTAAATGGTGAATTACCCACTATAGTTCTAAATGTGTTTTTATCAAATGAACCACTAACAATGTTTATTAATGTATCATCACTATACCAAGGCGTTTGCATCCATAAATGAAACTTATCTAAGTGTTCTTCGTCTCCTCTTTGTGAAAAATATGTTCTTCCAAGACTATCACCATATTCAAAATTGGTCGTTATATCATGTCGTGCAA